GTAAATAAAGCACTACGTGATCTTGTAAATGATCCTTTTGATCCCATGTATAATTTTATACTTGGATACAGATATGAAATGAAAGGACAAACAACTTCTGCATTCTCTTTTTACTTGAGAGCTGCTGAATTCAGCAATAAAGATATTCTAAGCTATGAATCATTATTACGATGTGCAAAGTGTCTTGACAAAGCAGGTAATCGAATACATAGCTTAAAAGGTATGTTATTAAGAGCTATTTCATTACTTCCTAAACGTCCGGAAGCATATAATGCACTTGCAAATATTTATCAGTTTTGCAAAGACTGGCATGAATGTTATGCAATTTCAATTATTGGGGAATCATTAACAATGGATGTTCCAAAACTAATGACAGATGTAGATTATCCAGGAAGGTATTCATTGACATTTCATAGAATGGTATCTGCATGGAATATAGGATTATTTGATGAATCTATTTATCTAATGAGGGTTCTTAACAAAAGAAATGATATGCTTCCTTCATACTCTGAAGCAGTGAAGAATAATTTACAAAGCTATGGAAGGTCATATAAGAAGGCTACTATGTATCATTATTCATTACATTCAAAGCTGCTTTGTAAATTCAATGGATCAGAAAAAATTATAAAGAACTATTCGCAATGCTATCAGGATATGTTTGTTCTTACAATGACAAATGGAATGAAAAAAGGAATCTTTCTTGAAATAGGTTGTGATGATGCTTATTTTAATAGCAATACTGCATTACTTGAGAAAAGTTTTGGATGGGGAGGGATATCAATTGATATTGATCCGGTTAAAACTGGGAAGTTCCGAAAAGAAAGAAATTGTAAAGTTGTTACCGGAAATGCATTGCAATTAGATTTTAGTGAACTATTAAAAGAACCGGTATATAATTATCTGCAGATTGATTGTGAACCAGCCTCAACATCTTTTAAAATATTACAAAGAATTCCATTTAAAAATCATAAGTTTGCAGTAATAACATTTGAACATGATAATTATTGTGATGAAGATAAAGGAATAAAAGAAAAGTCAAGAAAGTATCTTGAATCATATGGCTATAAAATGATTGTCAATAATATTGCAGAGGACAGGTGGAGTGACTTTGAAGACTGGTATGTTCATCCTGATCTTATCGATCCTAAAATAATAGAACATATGTTATGTATTTCTGATAAAGTAAAAAAATGCGATCACTATATGCTCAATAAATTATAATTATTAATTTAAATCTTGCAAGATTATGAAAAACAAAAAAGGATTATTTGTTAAAAAGGAAAATTATGATGAAGTAACCAGGTTGCTTCGTGATAAAAATATCAGACATACGAGTATGCTTGGTATTTTTCATTTCGATCTGATTAGTTTTATGATTGGATTTGTTGCTGCGGCGGCTTTTGTTATTATTGTATTCTAAAGCAAAAACCTGCAAGACAAAAAAAAGGGGTTGAACATAAGTTCTCCCCTTTCTTTTTTTATTCTTTCTCTTTTTCTATCAATGATGATACACCAACTCCACCAAGTTCTGTTTCATGAAATACGATATATCTTTCATTGTTATAAAAATCGAATACTTCCGGAAATACAAAATCTACTGCATCAGGAGGAATAAATGGAAATACTTCATCTCCTCTTTCGATCTTGTCTTGCGGTAGTGATGAAGGAACAGTTCTATCATTTCTGTTCTTTTTGAATCTGATAGTACAATCATCTGCAACATCAACAACAAAATATCTCATTAATTTCACTTTCTGATTACTTTTGGCTTCCGGTTGATTAAAGCTGGTAGGAATTATCACTCCACCCTCTGTTTTCATTTCCCCGGGATCTACAGCAATGCAGAATATTCTCTGGTAAACCGGGCGTACCTGATTTTTTGGCAATGTTATAACGGATTGTGCAGTTATTTCTTCAAAGGATTGTTCCTTCACTCTCGGTTTTTTTTCATTTGTCATTTTAGAATCTATTTTATCCGGTTCTCCTAATATAGGTTTGTTTCTAGATGATGTAGTTCCGGTAAAAACACTTTGATTTGATTTTTTTTTGTCTGTCATGATTTTGGATAATTAGTGGATATTAAATTTTCAAAATTTCTCACTTCTTTCCAGTAAGTATCAGAATTTACCGGAATATGAATCATCATTTCTTTGTCTATGTATTCACAAATTCGTTCTGATTCAAGAGGATAATGCTCTTTTATTATACTTTTTGCTTTTTCTTTATCAAAACATAAGTTTAGATCTATGGTTGGAAATAAATTCTTACCCTCGATCGCTGGTAATACATCACGAATGATACTGAAGTGCCGGCAACCATAAAATCCAGCATCTTTACCATACAGCTCTGCAGCTGGATGAGCTGCATCAAAATGAATATGTTTTGTATCCGGATCAATCAAACTTGCATATTTCTGAGCTTCTTTGCCCCACAATAGGAATATCACTTGTTGTTTCTTTTTGTTCAATCCCTCAAATACTTTTTTAACTACCATATCCCAGCCAAGATCTCTATGACTATTTGGTTTATTCTGTTCAACGGTAAGTGTAGCATTGATCATTAGAAATCCAAGCTCAGTCCATCCTTTTAAATCATTTGTAGGGAAGAACTCCTCTAAGGTGACGTTCCGTAGGTATTGAATGTTTAAGTCCTTGTAGATCTCGTTAAATATAACCTGAAGGGAAGGCGGTGTTTTCTTTTGTTGTGAAGAGAATGCTAATCCATCAGCTGTACCTTCAGAATGATATGGATCTTGTCCGACTATTACAACTTTTGTTTTTTCGTATGGACAGAGATCAAATGCACGAAACACTTCTTTCCCTGCAGGGTAAATGTTCTTTACTTTTCTCTCTGCCTGTAAGAATTTTTTTATCTCCTGCATTTTATGACTTTGTAGTACCGGTGCTAATATTTCTTGCCAGGTCATGATTCAGTTAATGTATTAAATTCATCTTGCTTTTCTTCTCTATATCTTTTACCAGTATATAGAATTATTACTGTACGATATAAATCTTTTTCAATTACATTATTAATTGCTCCAACAACAAGTACTTCGTCATCTTCTATTTCTTCTATTAGTTTTAGAGATTTTGGATCTGATATGAAATCTTCCCATTTTATTGTCATGCCATCTCCTTCATTTGCATTAACATTAATTCCTTCGATAGTAAAACTTACTAAATCAAAATCAAAACTAAATTCTGTTTCATGTTTCATTTCTTTTTTCCTTTCTTTTTTTCAATAACATTAACATTAGCATCACCTACTGGGCGTTTATAAACAGCAGCCATTTTAAGATACCAGGCTTCTTTATCAAGATCATTTTGAAGATTAACTAAATCCTGAGATTTGATTCCTAATCTCATACGATATTTAAAAGCATTTAGTAGGCAGAAATTATATACTGCTTCCATACCAAATACTTTTAACATTATTTCAATAGCTTCTACTGGGTATTGGTTATAATGCTCCGGATGATTTACTTGTTCTTTATTTTTCATCTCATTTTTCTCTCTTTAATATGAAACTTATTATACTTATAGTTCTCGGCCGGCTTTGGATAGATACGGTATTCTTCATGCAGATGTGGTATCAGTTCTTCAATATATTTACGCATATCATCTTTTTTGTAGGCACTGAAGTCTTCAGTAACTGTAACAAGCTGAGTTGTGCCATCAGGTCTTTTGATCCCCTTTGTAGAAGATCTTAGCTCGGCAAAGAGTACCTGATGTACCTGCTGTTCAGAAAAGCTTCTGAAGACTTCAGAGACCATACATTCTTTACGGATAATTCCACCAAAATAATAGGCATATTGATTTGGAGTAATTTCACCAGTAACTTCTTCAATTATTGCATATCCTCTGGAGCCTTCAAGACTTAGCTTTTTATATCTGAACATATCTGGTTCTTCCCATATAAACTTACCGTTTTTTACGAGAAAGAAATGTTTATATTCAGGTTCTTTCATTTACCATTCGTCTTTTGAAACAGTTTCATCATCACCTGCTTCGGTT